TAGTGGTCGTCGGGTTGGTTGGCTGCGGTTCTGTTGACTCCGACGGAAATGTCAGCAGGGACAGTGACAAGCGATGCTTCTAGCGGTTCCCACTTGGTAGCTCTGTAGGTGTCAACCCCGTCCGACTCGGACTCTTCCAGCTTAACTTCGTGGATCTTTGCAGAGACACTGACTTCCGTAAGTATCCCGTCTTGCACATCTTGAAATTTCTCGCGAGCCAGTTCGGAGTTGCCGAATCTGGCGATCACGTAGAGTTTGCGATCTTCGATATATGCCCTCGTGACTTTGCCGAGGTGCATGTTTCGGTCGTGATTAAACAGCAATGGTGACGCGGTGTTTAGGCGCTCAAGCATTACGGCATCGGTGCCGTGGTCGAGGATCGTAAACTCACCGGGAAAGTCTTGAATCGGCATTTCCGACGAAAGCGAAAGCGTAACTTCGCGAGCCTCCACGTTTAAACCGCGCTCCAGCTCGACGTGAGCGATGCGGTTTAGGTGACGCGGGATTTGTTTAATCTTACTCATTGGCTTGCTGGTGGTGTATCCAGTTTCTGGATACTTGTTAGTGATTTGTCAATCGGTTTCTCGATGCCCTTTTGAATCCGTAACTCTTCGTCTTCTGCTTGTTGGTCGTAAAGTTCAGTCAAATCATAACCTTGCTCGCTCACAATCTGGCTGTCAGATGTCCAATTGTTTTTGCGCGCAATTTCCAGCGCCTTCATGTCTTTGAGCGGGTCAACCCACTGCCAGCGGCGAGGTATAAACGAATGCTCGGCAAACTTTTCAATTTTTGCTAATGGCAACGGTGATCCAAGCCCGCGATTCATTTTAATCATTCCCATGTCGATTGACCATTTGAGCCACGCCAGATATATCGGGCGTTTGTAAGTGGCAATCATCCAGTCCTGTATGACCTTGTAGCCGTCGCGCTCGGTAATCTTGCCGTCGCGCAGGCTGCTGTAGTTGACCCCTTCGAGGTCGTTGGCGAGCGTGTTGTAGCTCATGGTTAAGCCGGAAGCAACGCGGCGCAGCATCGCCTTACGGAATCCCTCAAACGCGGTTGTGGGGTGCTGCGGGTCCCATGATTGAAATTTTAACCCCTGCGGGATCTGGTCGAACATACCCGGCTCGGCTTCCATCGAGAAATCGGCGTTCGGGTTGCTTGGATCGGTTTGCCCGTAGTCGGTGCCGTCGCTCACGAAGAAGCCCATTTTAGCGGCGGCGGTGCGGGCGGCCACGAGTTCGGCCTCTTCGTATCCGCCGAGCATCTTGAGATGGTTCATTGCGGTAACGAGCCACGACACGCCGCGGGTCTGCTCGACGCGATTACTGCGAAACGGCATCAGCATCTCGTCAGCCGGAATGCGTGTGCGGCGTTGGCCGCCTGTCTGCATCGTCTGGTAATAGTCGCCTGGATGGTTAATGTCTATCCAGTATGCCATCGGCATTTTCCACTCGTTCAGCTCGACACCCATTCGGATCTCATTTCCGTTCGGCGCTTTGCCGCTGAACGTCGCGTCAAGGTGATCAGGCTCAAGCAGTTGGACCGCAAACCGGAACTTGTTTGGAGCGCCGCGAATGATTCGGACGATCACTTCTCCATCCCGCGCGATGCTTCGGATTGCGAGACGGTCGGTGCTCTGCTCAGTTTGCTGCCCTGTAACAGTGTAATTCTCGCGTTGTCCCTGTTGATACCACGCCCACTCAATAGCTTGCTTGGCGAGCGCGTCGGTCTTGCCGTCAGGGTTGCGCGGCTCGCTGCGGAGTTTGATGCCTGTTCCGACGATGTTGTTCTCCAGCTCAAACAAGAACTTTTCTACGTAGGTTTCGTTGCGCTCTAGGTCGCGGGCGCGTTCCCTGATAGTGGCGATGTTACCCTGTAGCTCAGCGTCTGCGCTCGTAGGCGACGAGATCCAGTCGGCAGTAAGGCGCGTATGCTGAGCGGCGTTAAACTGCCGCGTAACAGTAGGCTTTTTTTTGCGGGTAAAAGGTATATGAAATTCCATTAGCTAACTGGTGGGAAGGTTACGGCGATGCGGCGGGTTGCCCCTCCCATTTCGGAGCGCACCTTATTTTGAAAGAATGCGATTTCTTCGCGAATAGCCATTAAGTCTTTTTTCGTGTAGGTGCGGCCGTTCACGGTTGCGCTGCTGATCGTGTTCTTTGCGAGCTTTGCGTAGGTTGCTTGCAAGTCCGCTACGATTTCCTCAGCAAATGTTCGGCGGTCAACTATCGAATCGACAGCGGCGAGGACAGTGGTGCGGGTTGTCGATACGCGTGCGGTGGTCGTTTCGCCGCTTGTTGCGATGTCCTTGACGTATCCAATAAGCTGATACGTTCCTGCCGACAACCCGCTGGTGATGGTCGGCGTCAGGCGAAGATTGAAAGTGTCCAGCGTGCTTGTCGCCGTGATGCCCAGCACTTCGCCGCCAGCTATCGGCGCGAGCGTGTATTCAAGCGTGTAGAGCGACGGCAAGTAGTCACTGAGGGTTTTATCCCAGTTAGATGTAAAGCCTGCCGTGAGCTCAAGCGGTTCGGTCGTTGCGGTTGCCATTGCGTATCCATAAAACGGATACAAGGCGGATTGTCAATCTTACGCTTTGAACACAAAAAAGCCCGCCGTGCTAGGGCGGGCTGTGAGCGTATCCAGAAAGCAACTACAGTTGCGCCGTAAGGGCGAGCAGGTCGCGCAGGGTAAACTTGTGCGGGCGGTTGACCACGAGCTTACCGTTCTTGACCTCGTAGTCCGGCTTGCGGCCTGTCACGGCCTTTTCCTTTTTCGGCTCGGCGTCCATCTCTTTGAGATACTGAAATTGCTCATCCTCGGCGCGGATCTTGTCACCGACGAAGACCTGTGCGATTTGTTTTGGACTAAGCTTTTCCAACGGGACGAACTTGATGCGGTGGGTCTTGCCGACCTTTTCCAGATAGGGCACCCCCTTCTCTATTATGTTGGTCTGCTCTTCGAGTGTGAGCTTTTCAAGCTGCCTGCAATGCGATACGCTGCCGATGGCGATTGCGGGGTGGATTACTCCACGATAGCAGGCCACTAGCTTGCTTGCTAGGGGTCGTGCTAGGCCGAGGGTCTCGCACGTCATGTTGATTCCGTCGTGCCCATATCGGCGGCTTATTTCGCTGAGTAGCCCGCCGAGTTCGACGGTGCTGTCTGCGATGTTTGCCGCGCACTGTGAGCAATCTTCGATCAACTCTTGTAGCGATAGTTCTCTCAGTATTGCTTCTGTTTTCGTTATTTTCGTAGTCATGTTATTCCTTTTCTTTGGTTTTGGTTGAGTCCAGAGCTTTGAGCTTGGACTGTAAAAGTTCCCATTTCTTTGGGTCTTGCGCGTTGAACACTGCGCACTGGTTGCGGGCGTGGCGGGCGGCGGCTCGGTATTTGCGGGCGTATTCTTTGACTTTCTCATCATTTGCGGCAGCGTATTTGCGGGCGCGTTCTTTGAGTTTCTCAGGGTTTGTGGCGTAGCGTTTACGGGCGTATTCTCTCGCTTTCTCAGGGTTTGCGGCGGCTCGGTATTTGCGGGCGTATTCTTTGGCTTTCTTAGGGTTTGCGGCGTAGCGTTTACGGGCGCGTTCTTTGCATTTCTCAGCATTTGCGGCGTAGTATTTGCGGGCGGTTTCTATCAATTTCTCAGGGTTTGCGGCGACGTATTTGCGTCGGTCTTCTTTGACTTTCTCAGGGTTTGCAGCGGCGTATTTGCGGGTGTATTCGTTGGCTTTCTCAGGGTTTGCGGCGTAGTATTTGCGGCGGTATGCGTTCGCACAGCATCTGCACTCTGCCCGCTTTCCATCATTCCGGCTTTTATCATTATGAAACTCGCCCAGCGGCTTAAACGCTAGGCACTGGGTGCACTGCTTTTCTATTGGTTCGGTCATGGTCGTAGTGGGTTCGGTGTGTGTGTTACGCGGCTTTAGCTTCGCGCCGTTCGCGCTTGTTGCACTGTCGTTTCGCCTTCTTGCGGACGCCAGACCGCTGCACGTAGCAGAGGACTCGACGCCAGCGGCCTAGGGCGTCTTGCTCAAAGTGTGATTTATGTCGACGTTTCATTTCTGTGACTCTGCCGCAATGTGTGCAGGTGTCAAGTAAATGTGTGCAAGTTTATTTATTTATTTTACCAGTTGTTAATAAATCCGCCACGCGCGCGCTTGCCCGCCGCCTTCGCTGGGCGCTTTACCGTGGGTTTCTGCGGGTCAATCGTCCACTTGTCGCGGTCTGCCGTCGCCTCAGCCTCTGGCTTCAAGTGCATCGCCTTCTCCGCGGGTAGCATCTTGTCGATGATCTTGCGCAGTCCATCCCACGACGGGTTCAGCGACACGATGGCCGCGTAGCCATAAGCGCGGATGTCGAGGGCTTCGTTTCGTGTAGAGCTGCTGGGCTTTTCAAATACCTTGTAAGCTTGCCCGAGGTAGTAGCGTGTCTTGATGCGCTCGCTTGTCAGCATCTCAAAGTAGTGCTCGTCGTAGCCGGCCTCGGGCTGATCGGTAAAGTGCATGGTGTGTGCGCCCGGCGGGTCAAGGTTTAGGTGGCTGTAGATCGTGCGCTTGGCGCGGTTGACGCCGATGTTAAAGGTCGGAGCCTTGACCCCGCTCTGGCGTTTTTGCGCGTTGAACGCGACAAGCTCAGGCTCGCTCTGACCGGCTCTACCGAGTCCCTTGGACGGATATACCTCGTAGCCGCTGGCGAGCATTTTGAGGCAGAAAATGCGCACTTGCTCGGTGTTGTGGCCTTCGTCGATAAACCCGCGTGACATGCGTAGCTCGCCGCCCGCAGGATGTTTCCACGTGCGCAGAATTTCACGGTTGAGTTTTTCCCATACCTCGCCGCGCTTGGTGTCGCCTACTATCGTTGAGTAGCGAAGCCCGTAGGACTCAAAGCCGTCACGCCAGCCCACCCACTCAAACTCGATGCGGTCTTCTTGCACGTCGGCTGCGAACGTAATGCAAAGCACGCCGTCCGGCAGGGTGTCCGTCGGGTAGTCTTCGCGGCGCTCGTATACGGGGTGCCAGTCCACTGACTCGCCGAGCACATCTTCCCATGTCTCCCCCTTGAAGGTGTTAGTCCACGTCTTGAGTGCTTCAACCCCGGCGTCTTTAGCTTCCAGGAACTCGCCCGCCCATTGGTGATACTTAGATTTGTAGCCCTTCTTGTGTGGGAAAATGCTGATCATAGCGTTGGCTTGGTAGCCGCGAACGCCGGTAAACGGCAGGGTCGGTCGCCATTCGCCCGCGTGGATCGAGTCAACACGCTGCTCGTTTGTCCATGGGTCTCCGGTATCGGGGTCGGCATAGTATGCGGCCTCTGGTGTGCGACGTTTCTGCGCGTCCGTAAACACGAGGTTTGCCCAGTCCAGCACATGCCAGTTGCCTGTGAATGGCGACTGCACGAAATACTGGCGGTAGTCTGACTTGAGCATCCATTTATCGATGTTGCTCAGCCCTTTAATTGTAGGCGTGCTCATCACTACTTGCGTCGCGTCCGCGTAGTTGTCAGCGCGTTTGAATGCTAGTGTGATCGGGTCGCCCTCTTCGGAGAAGTTCATAGCGTCAACCTCGTCGAGAAAAACGGATCGAGCTTGGATCTGCCGGAAAGCAGAGGGCGAGTTTGCGCCAATCATGGACACGCGCCCGCCGAGGAACCGCTTTGAATACATCGTTGATCCTTTGCCTGTGGGCAGAACGATCCCGTCGAATACGTGCGAAGCGTCGAAGGTCGTCATTAGTTGCTCTTTCGCAAACTTGCCAGCGGCGTCTTTGGTCGGGTAAACGACGAGGATATTGTGCGGGTCAAGGTGGATCGATCGGCCGATCGGGTTAAGGATACAATTCTCCGTCTTGCCGAGGCGCGATGCCAGCTGCAAAACCGTGGTCGTGACCTCGGGGTCGTCGATTGATTCGCCCGGCTCCTGCATGTATGGCGTCTGACTGATGTCATACATGCCAGCCTTAGCCGTGACTTCCGACGTCATCATGCGGTGCTCCCGCGCCCAGAGATGGACATGCGGCACCTCTGGTATGATGCAGAGGCGAGCGGCGCGGGCTAGGGGCTGGTAGGCGGTGGGCATTAGGTTTCAGGGTTGGCGACTTTGAATCTGCACTTGGCAACGTCTCCTCCGCACCGCTCAATCTCGCTGCGGATCTGGTCGCAGATTGAGCGCCGGGCTTTTATGGGCAGCCAGTCCCACGCCTTGATGGCGTCAGCGAGGCGTTTAAAAATGTCGCAGAACAGGGCTTCGACTTCGATGGCGTCAACAGACTCGGCCTTCATCCGCCGTAGTTTTTCCTGCTTTAATTCCGCAGCCGCTTTGAGGTCTGCGAGTTTGTAGTCTTCGTCGGTGCCCATGACGACGGCCAGCACGTTGATAAGCTCGTAGTATTTCGACCGACCCTGCACCCGTATCGGCGTAAGCGTTGCCAGCTTCTCGCGGACGAACACGCGTGATAGTCCAGAGCGTTCAAGGTCTGACTGCGTGACCTCGACCGTGCGCTTGGTGCCGCGCTTCTCATCTGGCGCGTCGGCTGCGTCGTATTCGGCTACGAACTTTTGATCAGTTGCGTTCAGGCTTTTGCCTGCTTGCAGCTTTTTGATGATGCCAGCGTAAATGGCGCGGTTGATTTTGGTCTTTTCCATTCACCAAAAAGCCCGCCGTGCTAGGGCGGGCTGGGTTGCGAGGGTTGCGTAATACTACTTAAACAACCGCGTGAACTCGCCGGTCATGCAGCTAAACACTACGCAATCGTCTGCATCCATCATTTCGATGTGCCCGTTTATAAATACGTTTCCGGCTCCGTTGATGTTGCGGTCACCAAACTCGCGGACTGCGCGACTAGCGTCGTATCGGAGGCCGTTGATGGTTGTGGTGGCTTGTGACTCGTTCGTGAATCTGTGGATAAATGTCATATTTTGTAGTTGGTTGAGTGTGTGTGTGTGGTGGGTTATGCTGATTTACATGCGGATTGCAATTCGCATAGGGCGTATCCGCGTGACCTACAGGCTGCATTTGCTTTTTGCAGGTCAGCTCCTGTAAATCCTTGAGAATTAAACCATGCTTTCTCGGTAGCTAAATCCGTAACGAGCGGGCAGCTGTTTGCATTTATAATGCGCAGCTCATCAGATGCTGCTGAGATTTTGTTATCCCAAAAATTATACTCAGCACTTTCGTGAGTAAATTTAGCGCGCATCGTTGCTGCTGTTTTAATTGACTGCTCTAGGGTAGATGTGTTGTTCATGGCTTAAAATTGCAGCAACCTGCACACGTTGTCAAGCAAATGTGTGCAGGTATTTCACTTTATTTCATCCTTACGACTACTATGCAAATGGAGCGCAGTGGTCGGAGTCGAACCGCCATCTTCTGACTGGATGCCAGACGCATTGTCACCAATGCTAACTACGCGTTTTGATTTGCCGAGATACATTCCAGCACCTCTTGCTTGTATTTCACTAAAAGGGATTTCTGGCACGGTCAAGCGAGATCGTGATGTGGGGCTTATAAAATATATGTATCTTAGCATGTAGCCTTTAACCTTTTCCCATTTTGAATGTTCATACTCTTTGCCCTGATGGTATGCAGCAATCTTATGCAGCGTCTCTCCCGTCTCTGGATTGATTGCCATTTGCGAGTTTTCTTTAATGCCTGTTAAGGCAAATCCGCTCGCCCTGTAAATGGTTCCATCTCCGCATTGCGTCGCGTCGGCAAAGCTGACCACCCATTCAACATGGGGGTATTGCTTGCGGATAATGCGCATCGCTACCGATATGGCGCGACTCTCTGAGTTGCGAGGCAACCAGTCCGCAAAAGCCATACGGTTGAGCTCTAGGAAATTATTCCATTTTGTATTACTCACGAGCGGCGCTATTAAATCTTTGCGCATTGATGGGCCAAAAGACATCGCGCCCCCGCATTTGCCTTTAAGAAAAACGCCAAAGTGAAGTTGCGAGTTCGGGACGACTTTCCCCGAGTAATGACACGCCTTTATGACTCGGTCTGCATCCTTGGAGGAGATTACCTTTAGTGTGATGTCTTTAGCTTTCATGGGTGGCGGAGGTGTTTGGAAGTGAACCAAAATCCTTTGCAGGGTCGAGCCTCGTGCTCACACCTCCATTGGTTACCCATGATTGGTATTGTCGAAATATAGCAGGGTCTTTCGGGAAAGGAAAGGTTTTCTTTTTTAGCCGAGCCCGGACCCCGCTCTTGATAGGATATACGTATAGGTGTCTTCGAGCATTCACTATCTTGCCTTTGCCGTATAGGTATTCCCCGGCGGCTTGATTGCCCTGCTTGATTATATCCTTGGGTACACGCCCAAACCTTAGCGCGCTAACTAGATTCTTGTAGTCTCCTTTTTCGGTTTCAAAGAAATCGCTGCACGGCTCACCGCCCAAGTAAAGCCATCCTGATGCTTGAAAAATAAAGCCGACATCGTCCTTGCACCCTCCGCTGTGAGTTAATACAAGCCATACTCCTGCTTTTTTTAGCTGTCTCATTACTTGTCCCATCATCCAAGACTCGGTATTGTGCCCCATCGAATCACTAACCCAGGTTCTTTGCAGCTCAATGTATTGTGATCGCTCAATTTTATTGCACCATTTCTTAACCTTGCGCTCCGTAGTCGGCGCATAGCCTGCGACCATTACCCCGCAGCATCGCCCCTTAAAGAACAATCCAAACGCGACAGTAGCGCCTTGAGGCCAAGTGCCCATATAGTGCTTAGCGACGGATATTCGCTTTGCATCTTTTAGCGCGATAGGCGCAACCTTGCAGTTTGCTAAATCTTTATTTTTAGTTCGATTAATCATTTAGAGGTTTCGTTAAAATGTTTACAAACAAAAGCCAGCGCGTTGCCATTTGTGTTTTCATTCTGATCACTTTTTCCGTGTCCCATTTCTTGAGCTTTTTTAATCGCCAAATCGACAATGTCAGCTTGAGCATCTGCAAGGCTAAATGTTTTTTGCTGAAATGGGGACTTATCCCCTTCGGCTAGGCTCGGCATCTCGCCCTCTGCAACGTCAAAATAATCAAGCTCTGCGTCAGATAGACCTAGCGATGACAAGTCAAAGTCTTCCGATTCCAGTTTGGCAATCTCCGCAGCCAGCATTTCCTCATCCCACTCGATGCCGTAATCTGCGAGCTTGTTGTCGGCGATCACGTAAGCGGCCTTCTCGGTTTCGCTCAGTCCGTCGATCACGATACACGGGATTTTCTTGAGTCCCATTTGCACGGCAGCAACTGATCGGCCATGCCCGGCGAGTATCATTCCGGCTTCGTCGATCAGCACGGGAGCGGTAAATCCGAAGCGTTTGATGCTCGCCATGATCTTGTCGATCTGGTCTGCGCTGTGCTTTTTGGCGTTGCCTGCGTAGGGTTTCAGCGTGTTTGGGTTAGTCTGCTTGACTGGTCTCATAGTTTTGGTTCGGTTGCCATGTTGTAAATTTTTAGGAATATTTTCTTTTTACCACAAGGTCGTAAATC